CTGGGGGGAAGAAAGGGGAGAGGGAGAGGGGGCGGGTTCGTCCGCGCTGTCCACCGGACTTCCAGCCGTGTCCGAGTTTGTCCGAGTTTGTCCGCGCTGGTCCGACTTGCGGATGCGGTCCCGCTTGCGCGCGTTGCAGGGTTTGCAGAGCGTCTGCAGGTTTTCGAGCGTCGTCTCGCCCCCCTTGCTGACCGGGACGACGTGGTCGCACTCCAGCCTGTCCTCGGCGCCGCAGTCGCAGCACTGGAAGCCGTCACGCTCGAAGACCTGCTGGCGCATCCATCCCGGGATCGCGCCGCCACCGCGCGAGCGGTACAGGGCCGTCCGTGCGCGTTCGCTCTCACGGCGCTTGGCGATGGCGTCTGCCGTTGCGGCCGCGTGAGCCTGCGCCTGAGCAAGCGCCATCGCCACCTCGCCGACCAGGTCCGCCGGAGTACCAGCCGTGATCAGACGTGCGAGCAGGTCGGCGCTCATGATTCGATCAGCTCGATGTCGGGATAGCAGGCGCGGAACAGCGCCTTGCGCAGCGGCCAGTCGCGCACGCTCATGCCCTTGGTGTCCTCGACCACCAGCCGCCCGTCGCGCTTGCGGCGGTACCGGAAGTCGGGCGTGAACACGGCGCGGCGGCCGTTGTCGTGCACCAGCTCGCGGCCGTTCACCTCGAAATAGTACTTCGGCTCGTTGACCAGCTCGCTGATCTCGCCCGCGCGCAGCAGCAGGTGCAGGTCGGCGCACCGCCGAGCCTCGCGCTTTGACGGGTGCACGTGGCCGAAGCCGCAGTCCGCCTGCTTGGCGGCGTATTTGTGGGTCCGACGCCTCACGCGACGGCGTCCAGCCGACGCTGCGTGTCGACAGCGGAGATCCGCTCGCCGATCCAGCGCATCACCGGGACGGCCATGCTATTGCCAAGCGCCTTGTAGCGGGGACCGTCAGCCAGCGGCTTTCCCTTGTGAGGGACTAAGGTGTAGTCGTCTGGGAAGCCGAGCGATCGCTCCCATTCCCGGGGGGTGGCAATGCGGACCCTACCCCCATCCAGAACGCACGGCGTGCGATCGTCGAGAGCCATTCCCCCGCGTGCGGTGAGAACAGGCGCGGCTGCCGGGTTCGCCGCACGATGCCTGCCAGCGCCCGGTTGCTCAAAAAGTACCTCGGCTGCACCGGTTCGGCTTCCACGATGTCCGACCATGATGACACGGCCACGGGGCTGATCGACAGGTCCTCCGGCCCCTCGGCTGTCCAGCACTCGCCAGGCGACGCCATGCCCCACGTCGACAAGGCACCTGACCAGTCGGAGGAAACCGGGCGCCAAGCGGGCACTGAGCACGTTCGGGACGTTCTCCCAGACAAACCACTCGGCGCCGCTCCGACGGACAAGGTCGGCAAACTCGTAGGCGAGACCGCTTCGCGTCCCGTCGAAGCCAGCTCCAGCCTTCCCTGCCCCGGCCGCATAACCGACGCTGTTATCCTGACAGGGGGTTCCGCCAACCAGAAGGTCAACTGGCCCATATTCGTCGCCCTTGATGGTGGTGAAGTCGCCATGCAGCGGCGTGCCGGGATAGTGGTGCGCGAGGACGGCACGAGGCGCGGCCTCGATCTCGCTGTAGGCCGCGGCTTCCCAGCCCAGCGGCTTCCACGCGACCGTGCTGGCGCTGATGCCGGCGCATACATCCAAATAACGGATGGGGGTCACCCGAGCACCTCGTATTCTTTGATGTCGAAGGGGCTACCGGTGATGGTCCAGCGGCAGCCGCCGCGACCGTCTGCGGCCCAGCCGGGCGGGCTCGTGGCACCGTCATCGCAGGCGCCGATGCCGCCGTGCGCCAGCCGCGGGCGGATGCGTTTGCCGACGGCGTCAGCCGGCAGGTATCCTGGGTTCGGCCTCATGGGTCGAGGCACTGCTCAGCCGTCAGTTCGGCCATGTCGAAAAGGTGGCGAAGCGCATGCCCGCCCCGGCCGAGCTTGATCCCGCCCAGTGCGACCTGGGCCGCAACCATCGTCCCGATCGCCATCGCCATCGCCGCGGTGACGTCATGGGCGTTCACGCCACCATACCGGGCGCTGAGGTCGGACACGATCTCCCGACCGATCCGGCGCACGTTTTCGAGCTGCTCTTTTTCGCTGCTCACGCCAGCCGCTCCCGGATCGAGGCGACCAAGGCCAGCATGGCATTCGCCTGGGCCTCTACGGCCGCAGCTGCGAGCGTCAGGTCGACGTCGGTGATGCCGCGGTCGGTATCCAGCTTGGCGCGGAGCGACCGATCCTCGATGTCGAGCGCCTCGGCGATCGCCTTGCGGCTGACGAACTCGGTTGCACGGCGCAGCTGGCCGACCCGTGCCGCCTTCTCGCCGATGCTCATACCGAGCCGCTTTTGAGGCTCGGTCATGCCGCCTTCTCCGCGCCCAGCAGATCGAACAGCGTCGGCACCGCCGCCTCGCGCTCGGCCTCGCGCAGGTACCCAGCCGCCGCGCGGAAATAGTCGGGGTTCAGTTCGCTGCCGGCGCCGCGGCGCCCCATCGAGATCGCCCGCATCGGCACGGTGCCAAGCCCGGCGAAGGGATCGAACACCAGCTCGCCCTTCATGCTGAACCGCTCGATCAGCCGGTCAACGATGTCGAACTGGAGCGGGCAGACGTGCTTCTCGGCGCCCTTGCGGACCTGCTCGCCATTGAGCGTCCGCATCCGCACGACATCGTCCCAGGTGTTCGGATCATGCGCGCCAGGCGCCAGCGACATGAAGGTGCGGGGCAGATGCCCACGGCCGTCGTTCGCCGCCCGCGCCTCGATCGCCTCCCCGATCGCGACGTGCGCCTCGTGGTTGTGGATCAGCTCGCGCGTCTGCTGGGTAAACGCCTTCACCAGCAGGCCGACCGGCATGTCGGCGAAGCGCTGCCCGACCTCCGCCAGTTCGCCCGGCGTCAGCGGCCGGTCGCCCGACGATCTCCAGAAGGCGTGGGCATCGATCTGCCAGCGCGCGAGGCTGTAGTCGCCGGCATCCTTCACCACCGGCACGTCGGCATAGCCGCGGCTGCGGTCGGTCTGCGGCTTCCGCATCAGCAGGACGTATTCGGGCGATCCCACGCCCATCTTCGTCCCGTCCTTCAGCATCTCGCTGTAGGACAGCCGGTAGGTCTGGTTGTTCTCCCGGACCACATCGGTGTTGACGTGGATCATGCCCAGGTACTGGAAACCGTGGCGCATGTAGTGGCTGATGCACTTGGCGTGGAACGGGTTGACCGTCGGCACGCCCTCCCCCGTCACCGATCCGAACAAGATCCGGTCTTTGACGTGCACGCACGCCAGCCGGCCGGGGGCGAGCGCGCGCAGGAGGTTCGGCGTCAGGTGGTCCAGCTGCGCGAAGAAGTGCGCGTCGTCGTCGGTATGCCCGAAATCGTTGTAGCTCGGCGTGTACTCATAGTGGTTCGAGAACGGGATCGAGGTCACGATCAGGTCCACCGAGCCGGTTTCTAGGCTCGCCGCTTCCTCGACGCAGTCGTTGTGCGCCAGCCACCAGCCGTCCCCGCGCGCTTCGTTGCGCACGACGCCGATCGACCGCTTGAGCTCCGCGATCGCGATCTCATGCTGCAGGCCGTGCTTGCGGATGATCTCCGACATGCGCTCGGCCAGTTCCTCGTGCCGCGCCCACTTCGCCTGAAGGTCGCGCACCACCTCGGTTTCGGTCTCGGCATGGATGATGTCGACGATACAGGTATTCGCCTGCCCGAAGCGCTGGATGCGGTGCAGTCCCTGCACGAAGTCGTTGAATTTGAAGCCGACGCCCGCGTAGATCATGCGGTGGCACTGCTGGAGATTGGCCCCGGAGCCGTACATCACCAGCTTTGTGATCAGGACGTCCGTGTCGCCGTTGAGCCACTGCTGAAGCTGATGCTCGCGCTCTGCGATCGGCTGGTTGCCGTAGAGTGAGGTTACCCGAATGCCGGCGGCGAGCAGCTCGCGCTCCAGCAGAGCCTGTTCGTCGTTTAGGTCGCACCAGACGATGAATTGCGGAGGTACACGAGTGCCATCTCCAGCAGTTCTGGACTGTCGCGAAATCCCCCCAGTGCTGCATTGCACCGGCGACAAAGGAGCCCGCGGACCTTCCCCGTCTCGTGGCAATGATCCACCGAGAAGCTCCCCTCGCCCGTCCTGACGGCTTTCGTCGATCCGCAGATCTTGCACCGGCCGCCTTGCGCCGCGAGCATCGCCGCATAGCTCTCCGGCGTGAGCGCATACCTCTTCAGTTTGCGAACGCGGGATTGCGCCAGAGCGCGATCCTTGTTCTCCCGGTAGTGTTTTTTCCCGCGCTCCCGAACTTCCGCCCTGTTGCGATCGCGATACTCCCGCTGAAGCTCCTTCGCACGCTCCGGGTTCGCCTCCTGCCAGCGCTGAGCCTTGGCCCGGTGAGCTTCCTGGTTGGCCTGGTAGTGGGCGCGATTGCGCTCCTTCACCTTCTCCTTGTTCCTCAGGTACCAGTCCCGAGCGTAGGCTTTCCGATCGAACAAGCTCGATAACCCTCCCGATGCGAGTCTGCAGCGTAGCACGCTTCTCGCGCGCCGCCTGGGTGATGCCCATCGCCGCATCGCGGATCAGGCGCCCCTGCCCGTTGCTCTCGGTACCAGCCGCGGCGAGGTCCGCCTGCACCGAATGCCAGCGCACGGTGAGTGGCGGCAGATCGTAGCCGGCGTCGTCGAAGCCCAGGTCGCTCGGGCGTTGCAGGAACACCGCCCAGCTGTTCAGCCAAGCGAAGAACTCGGCTTCCTTGTGCGGGTAGAGCGTCAGGTCGCCGGCCTTCGCGCTGTTCCGCTGGAAGAAGCGGGTCAGCGCCTGGCCGGTGTCCATCACGCCCAGGAAGCCGGCGTAGTGGATCAGCTCCTTGTACCGGTTCGGCGACGGCGTGGCGGTGGCGACGAAGCGGTACAGGACCGCATCGAACAGCGGCATGAACTCCTGAAACGTCTTGCTGCCGTAGCTGCGCAGGACGCTCGCCTCGTCCAGGCTGGCAACGGTGAAGCGGCTGACGTCGATCTTGCCGTCGCGCACGCTCTCGTAGTTCGTCAGGAACAGGCCGGCGACGTCGCCCACCGCGTCGATCTCCGCATCCGACTTCACGAAGTGGAGCGTCAGGCCCAGCTTACGCGCGTCGGCGATGAACTCGCGGCGCACGCCCAGCGGCGCGACGATCAGCCCCATGTTTGGCGCGCCAGGCTCACGCGCCGGATCCGCCTCGACCTTGTCGAGGATGATGTCGCAGATCAGCAGCTGCTGGATCGACTTGCCCAGGCCGAACGCCTCGAACAGGGCGCGGCGGCCACCTTCAACCGCCCAGCGGACGATATGGCGCTGGTGGTCGCGCAGCGGCTGGCCGTCGACCAGCTGCGCCGGCACGTCGTCGAGCGAGCACGGGAGCCCGGCGCGCTGCGCCATCGGGATCTTCGCCTCAAGGAAGGCGCGATAGTCGGCCGGCTGGATGTCGGACATCAGTATGCCTCCCGCTGCTGGCGCTCGTGGCGCAGGCGTGCGGCCAGCTCGTTGCTCGCGATCTCGCGGCGGCCGTGCTCCAGCGTGCCGGCGATCTCCGCCTCGATGATCCGGCGCGCCTCGGCTGCCGGGATCTTCTTGGTCATGATCAGGACGCGATATTCCTCGCGACGATCGGCCGGGCACCAGCCGAGCCGCGCCTCGGTGATCGACGCGCCGCGCTTCTGGCGCGCGTCGGGCGACTGCGTCCGAGCCAGCACATCCGGGCGGGAGAGCACGTCGCGATACTGCTCGCGGCCTCGCTGGCGCCGCGCAGCGATGGCCTTGGGCGTCGAAGAGGCAATGCGCAGCCGCTCGGCGTGGGCGGCGCGATAGGCCGGATCCGCGAAGTTACGGCGGATGCTCTCCAGCCGCCGCTCGCGCACACCCGGCGCGTGGAACTTGGCGCGGGCGCAGCACGAGCGGCAATAGCCCGTCTGGTTCTTCGGTCCGATGGGCTTGCCGCATCCGCAGGAACGGGCAGCCGCATCGGCACAGCGCTTCTCGCTCGCGAAAGCGGCCCTCGCCGCCCCCACGCTGTTCGTCATGTCCATGTCGTCACTCCTGCCGGGGGCGCCGGCGCTCAGTTCCTCAGGAAGTCGCCACCACGGTGGGGCGGCGGATGTTCGTGCATTTCTGGAGCCAGTTGGCGGACGCGGCCTGGAGCTCGCGCATCATCGCTTCGCCGGCGAGATATTCCTGGTGGGTGATGGCGCGGCCGCCCGGGCCGTCCGGATGCTCGGCTTCGTTGAGCATCACGAGTGCGCGGGCCAGCACCAGCTGCATGTCGTCGATGTCGCACACGGCATTCGCGGCGACGGCGCGCATCTGGTGAGCGGCCAGCCAGTCATCCAGCACGTGCTTGTCGAACGCGAACGCCCGATCGATCACCTCGAAAGAGGGCATGGAGCCGGTCAGCTGCTTGTTCAGCCCAGGCACGCCGCACTGGATCTTGTCGGCAAAGGCGCCCTTGCCCATGCGGTCGATGATCCGGCCCCAGCCGCGCATCAGCTTGGCATGCAACTGCGGGCTCGGAAGTGGGGTCGTTTCGCTAACGACAGTTTCGTCGCTCACCGGATATTCCGATCGTCATGATGAACAGGGGACACATCGCCGCGGGGAGCAACGGCGTCGGAAAGCGCGATCGCGGCGCAGCCGAGCGCATGGCCGGCGGGCACAACGGCAACCGCGACGGCGGCCACGGCCATCGCACCTTTGAGGACAACCCGAACGCTCATGCGGCCACCTGCGCAGAGCTCACCGAGATGCCGAAGAAGTCGTTGGGAGTGACCTCTCCACGGGTCTGCTCGACGATGAGGGGCATGGTACCCTTGTCGGGGATCCGATCCCCGGTGATGTACCGGCGCACCGCTTCTGGGCTTCGGCCGATGCGCTGCGCAAAGACACGCACATCTACGCCCTCGCGCTCTAGCCAACTCTCCAGCACCATCCGATGATCTCCTTGCAACACCATTATGGTGCTAAGGACGAACGCCTGTCAACACCACTTTGGCGTATGGGCGCGCGGCACCAGTTTGGTGCAAGAAGCGCCATGCCAAGCGCCAACAACATCGAACGGTTGAGACAACGGCGGGGCTGGAAGCGTCCTGAGCTTGCGCGACGCATGGACACGACCCCTCAGCAGGTCGAGCGCCTAGAGAAGGGTCAGCGTCGCCTCACCCAAGACTGGATTAATCGCGCCGCGATCGCTTTTGGCGTGCCAGCTACCACGATCATCGGGGACTTGGACGATGACACTGCTGCTGCGGCGGGTGGCTCGAATTCCGTCGTTCCATACGCCGATCAGCCGCCAGCGCGATCGGTAGGGGCCGGCGAAACCACTCACATCATCAAGCTGGACCTTTCACTTCCGATGGGTCCCGGCGCATCAGTCGATGATTACGTGGAAGAGGAGCCGCTGGAGTTTGACTTGGCCTATCTGCGGTCATTCACTCGGACGCCGCCCCACCGACTGAGGCTCGCGATGGGCGCTGGGGACAGCATGTTCCCGACCCTGGTCGCGAACGACCTGATCTGGATCGATACGACGCAGAACGAATTGGTGCACTCAGATCGCATATACGCAGCATCGATCAACGGAGGCGCCGCCATCAAGCGCCTGCGTCCGATCGACGGCGGCGCTCGCGTGTTGGTGATATCCGACAACAAGACGATCGAGCCCTACGAAGTCGACGCTCTTGATGTGCGGATCTGGGGTCGGGTGATTCGCTTTACCAGGGATCTATAGTTTCGAAGAAAAGGGGGAATGAGCATGAGGGAGGCATTTCTACTTGCGGCGCTGGGCATAGTCGCAACGGAACCGCAGGCGCAAACCTCCAAAGACGCGATCCCGGCTGCTGCTGGGGACGTCACGGTGTTCTCTTTCATGGGCGACGATACGGAAACGCCGACTTCGCGCACTATGATCAACAAGTCGAAATGCAGCCAAGAGGGTGCCATTCTCTCTTGCACGGAATACCTTGATGCCACGGTGGCTGGGCGCCCGATGCGGTGGCTGACCATGAAGTTCAATGAGCAGAAGCTGTTCATGGTGAACGCGAGCTTCGGCGATGCTGCCTACGACGACGTGCGTGCGGCCTTTATCGAGAAATATGGACCGCCAGCCCGTGCAGAGACGCGGAAGTGGCAATCCAAGGGCGGTGCCGTCTTCGACAACGCCGTTTTGACTTGGAATTTCAAGGGCGGCCGCCTTGATCTGGAGAGTTTGGGGGCGCAGGTCGGATCTGGTGCTTTCTCTTTTGTCTCGACCGCGAACGCGCCGCCTCCCGAAAAGCCGAAGGTTGACTTCTAATGGCGGCGGTTCGGGGGGCGTTTTGTAGATGCGCGCCCTATCCCTAGCGGTCGTAGGCGCCGACTATCCCAACAAACGCGGACCCGGACGACGCTTCGAGCTCGCGCTTTGCTCACCCGGCGAACTGGTTGAGCTGCGCCCGGAGCCAGAGAATCCGAAGGATGAGTACGCGGTCGCTGTTTACAGCGCCCGCGGCGTCCAACTCGGCTACCTGACCGCCGAACGAGCTCCGTACATCGGGCGCATGTTGAGACAGGGGCGCGATGTGGCAGCTGTATTCCAAGAACTGACTGCGTACGGCGGTGTGATCCGGGCCGCCTTCGATGGTGAGCGGCCAGTCCTCCCCACCTCGAGCGCTGCACCGGCTCGACAGGAGCATGATGGCTTCTGGCCGGATCCCGACTATTCTGATGAGTGACACCATACTGGTGTTGACATAGCGACACCAGTATGGTGTTTTCTCCTCACCACCTGAGCCGGCGCACCTCGCGCTGCGTCAGACGGTGGCGAGGAGCCGACCGTGTCACCAACCCCCGACATTCCATGCCCGGACACCCGGCAGGCCGTAGCGGACCTGCGCGGCACCGTGGCGGAGCTGCTCGACCGCGGCGCCAAGCTCAGCCGCATGGACGAACGCCAGGCGGGCTATCTGCAGGAGCGCCGTGCCCTTGGCGACCTCAACGCCCGCGTCCGGTTGCGTGCAGAACGCCTGGCCATCCAGCCGGCCACCCTGCTCGCGCTGGTGCAGGATGACCTCAACGCCCGTGTCCGTCGTGGCCGTCCGAAGCCTGTTCGCGTCACGCCGATAACGCTGAAAGACGACATCGCTCAGGCTCTCCAGCGGGTTGATAGCGCCGCTGCCGCGAAGGCGGCCGCGATCCAGGAGGAAGCGGAAGCCGCCGACCATCTGGCTGCAATGATCCAGCGCGCCCAGTCCTACGGGCAAGATGGATTGCCGGCATGAGCGAGAAGCCCACCCTGCAGGACATCGCCGCGATGCCCTACCCGCAGTCCATCCATGCCATGCGGAAGTTCTACAATCCGAATTGGGGCATGCCGGTGCCGGAAGACGCGGGCGAACTCCGCAAGTTCAAGGTGCGGGTCGAGTATACCTACACCAACAGCGACAGCCGCACCTACACGGTCGACGCGGTCTCGAAGGTAGACGCGGAGGCAGCCGCGGAGGCGATGTTCGACAAGGACATCACCGTCGAGGAAGACGCCAGCCTTGATGACATGAGCGTCTCTGAGGTCGAGGACGCATGAGCGCTCCCGATCTCGGTGGCCCGCAGGGCCAGCCGCGCAGCCAGGCGGTCGTTCGGGCGCTGGCCGCCTCGGCCGGCCTGATGCTGCTGATCCTCGCCATCCTCTGCAACGCCGCATGGGAGATGTTCCATGGTTGAGCCCGCGCACCCCGTCGACGCCGATCGGGACCGGTGGCTGATCGAGAGGGTGATGCCGTTCGGCGTCGCCGTCGTGGCGATCTTCGTCGCCGCCTCTCTCCTGCTGGGGGCGCCGCTATGAGCCGCCACCCCTGTCCGAGCGATCCGGCGTGGCTGCCGGTGGTGCTGGCCTGCATGATCGTCGGCGCCGCTGGTGCCGCCGGCGGCAGCGACTGGCGAGCGTTCGTCGTGTTCGCCTTCGGCGCCCTGTTCTTCGGCTGGCCGTACCTGGCCCGCCTGATCCCCGCGCGGCTGCGTCGCGCCAATCTACACCGCTAAGGAGCTTCGGCCGCAATGAACGCGCCCGCCCGTTTCGACGTCCCAGACCGCCTGCTTCGCCGCTCCGAGGTGGAAGCCATGGTCGGCCTGGGCAAGTCCATGATCTACCGGAAGATGCGCGAGGGCACCTTCCCTGCCGCGATCAAGCCCGGCGGCGTCTCGACGCGCTGGCGCGAGAGCGAGGTCAACCGCTGGCTTGAGCAGGTCAGCGAGAACCGCATCGTCGGGGCGCATCATGGCTGAGGACCTCTCGCCGATCGTGCGCGACATCGGCCGCAAGTGTTGCGGCGACGTCTCAGCAGCCCTCCACCGTAACATGCAGCTGATGGAGACCGGGCAGGAGATGGCTCAAGTCGCCTTGTATGGCGCTGCCCCGGCCATGGCCGCCGCCGCGGCCGCAATGGCCTCCGTTCTCGCCGCCGACGGCAACGCGCGTGATCCCGAGGAAATTGCCGACCACCTTTGGGACATCCTGCGCCCGATGGTGCTGAAGGGGCTCGCGGAGATCCAGGAGGCCGACCATGGCTGACGTGATCGACGACGCGCAGGCGATCCAGGACGAGCACCTGGCGCGCAGCATCGCCGCCGCGCGGGCACCGATACCAGCCGGCGAGCCGGGCGAGTGCGACGAGTGCGGGTACGACCGCCCGCGCCTCGTGCGCGGCCGCTGCGCCTTCTGCCGGGACGGTCGACCGCCCCGCCCCTGGACCACCACCAGCCGAGCCGATCATCCGGCACATTAGGAGGCAACACCCATGTCTGACCTGTCTGGGCTGATCAGCAGCGCCGTCGCTGCAAAGATGACCCCCGAGTTCATCGAGAAGGAGGTGAACAGCCGGGTTGAGAAGCTGATCATTGAGAGCGTCGACCGCGCCCTGAGGTCGTACAGCGACACCGGCAAGATGATCGAGAAGGCTGTTGAGGAGGCGCTCAAGGTCGAACGGCTCGACCTCCCCTCCTACGGCGCGATCGTCACGCAGATGCTCAGGGCTCAGATCGAGGCGCGGGTGGCCCCGCTCGTCGCCGGCCAGCTCGCCGCGGACATGGACGAGTTGCTCGGTCTTGCGCCGAAAGAGGTTAAGCTCTCCGAGATCGCCGACCAGATGCGCGAAGAGCACGAGGGCAAGGGCTATGGCCCCGTCATCACCGTAATCGTCGAGCACAAAGATTATGGGTCGACGTGGCTGTATCTCGACGAGGAGGCGCATCACGAGCGTCGCGACAAGTACCTGTGCAAGCATAGTGTCTTGATCAGCAAAGACGGAAAGATCTCGTCTGCGCGGACCAGCGATCGAGACGTCGGCAAGGGCTGGATCGGTCGCGCGCATGGCCTTGAGCAGAAGCTCCGCGCGTACGTCGCCTGCGGGACGACGATCATCCTCGACGAGGATGCCGTGATCACGTCCGTCGGCGATTACTGATGCCCTCCGAATACCGCGAGATCCAGGTGGCGCCCGGCCACCGCGTCACCGTCCGCCGCTCGCGCAAGGCCGCGCCGCGCCCGGGCTTCGTCATGGTCGAGAAGTCGCACCGCCCGCCCTTCGAGGTGCGCGAGCAGTGCTGGCAGGAAGGAAGGGTGCAGCAGTGAGCATTGAGGACAAGGATCCGCGTCGGGCGCGGGCGCTCGCCGTTGCGGCGGACACATGGGAACGCTTGGGCTGGATCAGCCAGGCGCAGCAGATGCGCCGCGGTGACGTAAGCGCAGAGGATGGAAGCCAAGCGGTGCTCGCGGCCATGCTCGCGTTCGCCGATGCCGAGCAGGCCCATGCGGGTAGCTTTCAAGCCCGCGTCCAGCCGTGGCTGCTGGCGTGTTTCGGCGAGACGATCGCGGCAGATCGTGAGGAGCGGAACCACCGCTTCCTCGAAGAGGCGCTGGAACTGGTCCAAGCGACCGGCTGCACCGCAAGCGAGGCGCACCAGCTGGTCGACTATGTCTTCGGCCGCCCGGTCGGCGATCCGCCGCAGGAGGTGGGCGGCGTCATGGTGACGCTGGCCGCGCTGTGCCTGGCGCACGGCATGGACCTGCACGAAGCAGCCGAGGTGGAGCTCGCCCGCATCTGGACGAAGGTCGAGGCGATCCGCGCGAAGCAGGCGGCCAAGCCGAAGCACTCCCCTCTGCCGGGGCCGAGCGCATGACCTGCTTACACCAGCCGCTCGCCGTCCTCTTTGATGTCGTCGACGTCCAGCCGGATAGCACCGTCCACGGGCTTCTTCTGCCAGGCCGCATCGCGAACGCCCATCCACACGTCGAAGAAGAACTCGTCGTAGAGATCCTGCGTCGGCGCGGTGAACGGCTGGCCGATCGCCTTGAGGATCGCCTCGCGCGTGATCGTCACCTTCCGCTTCATTCCCTCGAACTGCGGATCTCCAGCGAGGTGCCCCGCGAACTGAAGCGGCATCTCGAACTCGACGTGATCGGATCCATCCATGGTTGATCGCCCCATCATCTTCTCGTCGCCCATGGTGCGCGCGCTGCTCGCCGGCCGCAAGACGCAGACGCGGCGGCTGGCGACCTCGCCTCTGCGGCGGGTCCAGCCGGGTGACCGGCTCTATGTGCGCGAGGCGTGGTCGCACACGGGCGAAGGCGTTTGGACGATCGAGGACGCGCGTCGGCATATCCTCGGGGGGCACCCCATCTACAGGGCCGAGCATGAAGGTGTCCCGCCGCTCCGCTGGTGGCCGTCGCTCCACATGCCGCGCGAGTTCTCCCGCCTGACGCTGATCGTCGACGGCGTGAAGCTTGAGCCGCTTCAGGACATCAGCGAGGCGGACGGCGAAGCTGAGGGATGCGTGTGGGACAGCGCCGACGGTCTCGACGTCTGGTACGTGCCCGGAGCGGAGATGCCCCGCAACGGCGCCACTGCCGCCAAGTGCTACTCGATCCTTTGGGATAGCCTCCACACCAAGCCCGGCGAGCGCTGGCAAGACAACCCGCACGTCGTCGCGCTGACCTTCCGCGTCGTGCGCGGCAACATCGACAAGGTGCCGGCCTGATCCAGCCGCGGCGGCTTACCGCGCAGGATCTGGCGTACGATGCGGATTCGGTTCGCTTCGGAGCCGCCATGCTGAAGTGCGAGAGCTACGGCTCCGAAGGGCACCGCACGGTGAAGGCTAATTCATGCCCATAGCAAAGCGGGTTGCGTCTAAGTTTGCTAGAATGCTGTTCACAGTTTCTCGGTAATTTGCAGCGTCACTCAACGTCACGCCGGCTTCTTTAGAGTGGACTACTTGATTCCTAAGAGCGCGAAGGTTGCTGATCGCGTTGGCAGTTTCCTCTGAGATAACGCCGTGAGCCTCAAGTCTTCTAAGGTTTGCTGGAATGTTTCCCGGATGCCATTTGGCTCCCACGGCCAAGGCGATACTGTGGAGACTGCTTTCCAGTTCTTTCCATGCGATTGCGATTGATCCGGTCGCTGATGTCAGCGCGAGTTCTTCGCTATATGCAGTCGGAAAGCGTTCGATCGTTATTGTCTCACTACCCACATCGGCTGAGGGTTGTACGGGCAGGGCATCTGGAGGCGGGATTTGCGGAGGAGTGTTCTCAACAACCTCACGTATGGCCTCAACGGCCTCTCCGAACTCGAGTTTGGCGCCGAAGATCTCGCCCGACTTTGCCCGACTGAGCAGTCCGCTTATCGGCCGGCGCAGCATGGCCGTGATCCCCACTGCACCGAGCGGCCACGCCAGTGAACTCACCAAAGCCGCCGTGAATTCGTAACCGTCCATGAGCCCTCCCTGTCGCAGGAAGGTACCGCGTGATAGCCTTGAAGCAAGGCTGCTCACCCCGACTTAATCGGAATCCTGCTGCGCGCCCGATGAACGACCCGCGCTGCGAGCGCCGCGAGGTCCCGGGCGGCGTAACTGCAGGATCCCTCGCATATCACCCGCACCTCGACACCGCGGTCGATCATCGCCCCGAGGGTGCGCGCCCACGGTGGAAACTCGGAAGGTCGGCCGTTGCCCATCTGCCAGCGTGGAGCATGGGTGCGGGCTTGTAGGAAAGCGCTCAAATCGCGCCGACAGCCGCCAGAACAAAAAGGGCCGGCCTTGCAGCCAGCTCCAATGAGTGTTGCGCCCCGCGGTCACCCGGCGGAAGATCTACGGCAGATAGCTGACTCTCGTCTCAAGCGAAACGGAGGCTGCGTAGCGTCAGAAGGCCTTCGTATCCGCCTCCAAGTCTCGGCTTGGGATAGAGAACATCCCGTTCGGCGGGTGTTCCCAGACGGTTTGTGCGGCGGCAATCGCATGCTCAACGGTGTGCCCGAAGGCACGGAGAGCCCGCGCGCAGGCGAGCAGATGCCCGCCAGTTGTCACTACGTCGTCCACTAAAATAATCGTCGATGGTGCGAAGGGATCGAGGACATAGAGGTGCCCATACAAGGTGTCGGGATCACGCTCGCCGCCGGCATGGGCCTTCTTCATCACCTCATTCCAGTGGAGGGCGTCAAGCGCAGCGTGGCCTTGCGCATACCTGGCAATGGTGTCGATTAGCTTGCGGCCTTTCGGATCTCCGCCGAGTTCAACACACGATGACGAGGGAACCGCGACTAGGCGACTACGCGGCACTCCTAAGCTCGCGATAACGCTCGCGGCCCATGAACCAAAAATGTGGAAGGCCGCTTCCGGCTTTTCAGTGGTGAACTTGTGCCAGTTTCCGTCGCTACCCTTCATTGTCACGTAGCCGTTGATCGCATTGCCCTTCAGGGTCTGCACGAGCATGTGGGCGTCATGATCGACGCCGCGCCACGAGGCACCGCTGTTGGCGTAGCTTGGATACCCGCCATGTACGTGCAACTGGAGCGTCATGCGGGATAGATCGTCTCGAGCAGTTGCAGGGTGCTCTCAAGAACCACCGTTCGGGGTTTGCCGGTGAACTTCGCAGGCCAGGATAAAGCCTCATCATCAATCACGCTCTTCGCGATCACTAGCCATCGTCCGAGCCGCTGACATTCGGCAGCTTGGTGCAACGTGCCAGAAGTATCGGATGCCTCAATGACAACGCTGGCGTCCGAAAGCGCCGCCATCGTTCTATTGCGCGCTGGAAAGTTAGACGGGAAGACGCGCTCACCAGCGGCGAACTGAGAAATGAGCAGATGATCCCTGTAGATCGCCTCCTGGAGTTCCTTGTTCTTGGCGGGGTACGCTTGATCCAGCGGCGTGCCGATCACCGCGACAACGCGACCACCGGCTTCCATCGCGCCCGTAAGGGCCTCCGTATCGATGCCCTCTGCGAGGCCTGAGACCACTACGACTCCCGCTTGCGCTAGCTGTCGACCTAGCTGACGGGCCCGGCGGCGTCCGATATCCGTCGCTTTCCGCGCGCCGATCACGGCTATGCATCGCTGCGACAGAAGGGCGGTATCACCTGCAACGAAGACGCGCCCACTCGGCCCATCGCTTTTCGTTACCGCACCGAGGAGGTCTAACTGCCGCGGCTCCAAGGCGTCGCGCCCTCCAGCTGCGAGCAGCTGAGCAAATGGAACCGCCCGTGCACCTTCGGGCGGACGATAGCGGCCGCGACGGGCGGCGGTGTTCGCCCCCCTCTCGCGGTAGTGATCGTCCGTCACTGGCAGCACCTGCATAATCGCCCCTGTTTGACGGCGTGACGATAAACCAACCTGCCCGTCGTGCAACCTCGACCCGTTGATCATTCCGACGCCTGAACATGACGCGAGGGAAAAGCCGGCGGTTGGCACATGATTGGGCGGTATGCTCCAGCCGTCATGTGACGGACAGATGCGCCCGCGCGTCCGGTGCCGCCCGCAGCAGGCGCTGGACTTCCTCGACGTCACCAGCCGCCAAGGCGGCGAGTAGCGCCTCCTTCAGTGCCGGCTGGCGGCCGCTGCCGAACAGCGTCGCGCGACCGCGCTGGTACTTCTCGATGTCGATCAGGAACCCCTCGACAGCCTTGCGCGGGTGGTCCGGCAGCAGCGCCTCGGCGCGCGCGAGCGCCCAATCCATGTACTCTCGCCGGCCGGCGCTCCACTCGCCCACGACCGGCTCGCGATAGGGCCGATTGACGAGCGCGGAGACGCCCGGCTTGCCCTCCATGAGCAGCGAGGCCCATTCCTGCGCGATCGCCCGCCGGCGCGGCATGAACGCGGCGCGGTTGTAAGCGCTCTCGACCTTGTCCTTTGGCACGTGCGCCAGCATCAGGTCGATCACGGCGCGATCGCCCGCCCGGCCCGCGCGGCTCGCCAGCTCGTTCATGATGGTCGAGAAGGCGGCGCGGAACCCGTGCGGGACGTGCCGGCCGTGATAGCCTGCGCGGTTGAGCAGGTACCCGATCGCGTTCTCGCTCATCGGCTCGTGCGAGCGGCGCTGGTTCGGGAAGATCATCGGCAGCCGGCCGGTGATGTCGCGCATCGCGAGCAGCACGTCGATCGCCTCCATCGATAACGACACGACGTGCTCGCCGCCGACCTCCTCCTTGCGCGCGAGCGTGCCCTTCATGCGGGCGGCTGGCACGGTCCAGGTGGCGAGGTACGGGCCGTAGACCTGGCGGGTCCAGTCGATGCCGTCGATCTCTTCCCAGCGCGCGCCGCGCAGCTCGCCCGGGCGGACGGCCGTGAGCGCGAGCAGGCGCAGCGCCAGCTTGGTGACGATGTGGGAGGGGGTAGCCTCGGCGTCGGTGAGGACGCGGCGCACGCCATCCAGATCCGTGATCGCCGGCTGCTTGCCGCGCCGCACGATCGGCTGGAGCTCGTTCTTGAGGCTGGCGGTGGGGTCACTCTCGGCGATGCCCGTCGCAATGGCGGAGCCGAAGATGCCGGAGATCCGCTGACGCACGCGCTTGGCGGTCTCGATCGAGCCGCGGCGTTCGATCTGGTGCAGGAGGTCGAGGATCCGGGGCGCTCGGAGGCGGGCGATCGGCAGGCTCCCGATCTCGGGGAACACGTCGCGCTCCAGCGACTGGATCACGTCGTCAGCGTGGCGAACGGACCAGCGGGGCTTGTTCCGCTCCCACCAGCGACGGGCGATCTTCTCGAAGGTGGCCTCGTGATCGGCCTCTTGTGCCTTGGCGGTGAGCCGGCGTTCGACGGCCGGGTCCAGCCCCTGGCGAATCAGTGCCTTCGCCTCGTCTCGCTTGCGGCGCGCGTCAGACAGGGTGACGACCGGATAGGAGCCGAACGACAGCGTCTTGCGCTTGCCGCCGTGCTTGTAGTCCATCCGCCACAGACGGCTGCCGGTGGTGGAGACGTGCAGATAAAGCTGCTCGGCGTCAGCGAGCTTGTAGGCCTTGTCGCCCTTCTTGGCCGCTTTCACCTTCGCATCGGTCAGCAT